TATGCTCCCAGGATGCAACAACTATTGCCACCACTTGATTCTCATCCAAAAGGGAGAATTGCAATAGCTCATATGTATTCTGTACTTGAGGGTGTGTTTGGCAAACCAATTGACCAGGTAAGAGATTGTAGATTGCAAGATGCTCTTGACATATTAAAGTTCACAATGGACAATGCAAAAGAATATTCCATCATGAAACCTCTCAGAGCCAACTACTTACCAGAACCAGATGATGTTCCTCCTACCACATTGGACGCTTTTTTTGAATGAGTAAATTTTATACTTCTGTAGCTCTTTATCGTAATAACATTCTTCTTCGTGGCTATGATGATGGTCAACGTGTACAACATACAATTCCATGTAAGCCCTATCTATTTGTACATTCCAAGAATGCCAATTCTTCCTATCGTAACCTAAAGGGTAAACAAGTTGACAAAGTGGAATTTGATTCGCCTTCTGCTGCTCGTGACTTTATTAAGCGCTATTCTGGTGTCGAGGGATTTACTTACTATGGATTTACTAACTTTGTTTATCCATTTATTAATGACCATTATCCCGGTGACGTTGATTATGATCCTAGACTTATATCTGTAGTCAATATCGATATCGAAGTTGCAGCCGATCAAGGGTTTCCTAACATCCAGCAAGCTGACAAAGAGATCACAGCTATCACTATGAAAAAAGATAGCATGTATGTTGTTCTTGGTTGTGGTGAGTTTATTACAGATAATCCTAATGTCAAATATATCAGATGCAGAGATGAGAGTGAACTGCTATACAAGTTCCTTGATGTATGGCGTTCAAAGTCATTCTCTCCAGATGTTGTTACTGGATGGAACGTAGAGTTCTTTGATATACCATACATCGTCAATAGAATCAAACGTGTCCTTGGTGAGACAACTGCAAAGAAACTATCACCATGGGAACTACTAGAAGAAAGAACAATTACGATTGCTGGTCGTGATAATCAGGTCTATGTTCCAACAGGAATTACTATCCTTGACTATCTACAACTATATCGTAAGTTCTCTTTTACAATGCAAGAATCTTATCGTCTAGATCACATTGCTAACATTGAGCTAGGTGAACGTAAACTTGACTATTCTGAATATGAAGGTTTGTTTGATCTATACAAACGTAACTATCAGTTATTCATTGAGTATAACATTCGAGACGTTGACCTTGTTGGCAAGCTAGAAGATAAACTGAAACTGATTGAGCAGGTATATGCTATTGCTTATGATGGTAAGGTGAACTATCAAGATACGTTCACCTCTGTGAGAATGTGGGATGTTATTATCCACAATTACTTGCTCAGTCAGAACATTGTTGTACCTCAGTTGAGAGTGACTGAGAAAGAAAGACAGATCATTGGTGCATATGTCAAAGATCCACAGGTAGGTATGCATAAGTGGGTTGTCTCGTTTGACTTGAACAGTCTTTATCCACATCTTATGATGCAGTATAATGTCTCACCAGAAACATATGTAGGACACATCTCAGCAATCAACGGTGACGATGGGGTACAGAAGATACTGGACGGCTATCTCAATGAACCCTCTATCCGTAATCAGTTGATGTCATCTAACGTTACTTGTGCGGCATCTGGTTGCATGTTTGATAAGGACTATCAAGGGTTCCTGCCTCGTCTGATGCAGAAGATGTATGACGATCGTGTTGTATATAAGAAAAGAATGATTGAAGCCAAACAACAACATGAGTTAAATCCTACGTCTGATACAGAAAAGGCTATTGCTCAGAATCATAATATGCAGCTTGCTAAAAAGATTCAGTTAAACTCAGCATACGGTGCATTATCAAATGAATACTTTAGATGGTTTGATCCAAAACTAGCAGAATCAATTACACTCTCTGGTCAGCTTTCTATCAAATGGATAGAAAGAGAGATGAACAAATATTTGAATAAACTATTTAAGACGAAGGATGTAGACTATGTCATTGCATGCGATACGGATTCTATGTACATTACGCTTGAGCGTCTGGTCAGTCAATGCTATGACGAGAGCGCTGAAATCGGAGAGGTGGTCAAATTCTTGGACCGAGCATGCGAAGATCGCCTGGAACCTTTTATTGAGTCATGCTATGAACAGCTTAGCGGATATGTTAACGCCTACGACCAAAAAATGAAAATGAAGCGAGAAGCTATTGCTAACAAAGGTATCTGGACTGCCAAGAAGCGATACATTCTCAACGTATGGAATAATGAAGGCGTTCAATATACAGAACCTAAACTAAAGATGATGGGTATTGAAGCAGTACGTTCATCAACTCCTGCTGCGTGTCGTGAAAACATTAAGAAGTGTATTAAGGTGATCATGAACGAGACTGAGCAGGCAACGATGGACTTCATTCAAAAGTTCAGAACAGAATTTAGTAAGTTACAGTTTGAAGATGTTGCATTTCCAAGAGGAGTCAAGCTATCTTATACTGTCAAGGAAGGCGAATCAATCTATAACAGAAACTATGTTCTTGGTCAAAAGTCATTACCAATCCATGTGAGAGCGGCATTGCTTTACAACGATATGTTGAAGAAGGGAAAACTAGACCAAAGATTTCCTCTGATACAAGATGGTGACAAGATTAAGTTCTGTTACATGAAAGTTCCCAATCCTGTTCGCGAGAATGTGTTTGCATGTTCTGGTGCTCTGCCAAAACAACTTGGTATGGACAAATACATAGATTACGATACACAATATGACAAGGCTTTCGTTGAACCAATCAAAACAATTCTCGATGCTATTGGCTGGCAGGTAGAGAAGAAAGCCTCACTAGAAGATTTTTTTGTTTAAGGAGATAAAGATGGCTAAGAACCCATTGGATATTGATACAGATTTTGATTTTGGATTTGATTTTAGTGAAGATTTAACTGTTGCTGTTTATGAAAAGGAACAGCAAGCAGCTGTTGCACAAAACAAAGCAGAGACAATGTATAAAATGATCATGCCTTTGCTCAATAATCTTAAGAAGAACCCTGACAAGCCAAATATTGTTTGGCCTGATCGAGAAAAAAAGATTGACGAATTTATTAAAAAGTTAGACAATATATTAAAGAGTTGAACAACAAGGATTCATTATGTCATTAATTAACCGTCTTATTAAAAATTCCACCATCGAAGATACATCTGTTCTTACCGAGTCAAAGATCTATGGTAAGAAGGATATGATTCCAACTAACGTTCCAATGGTGAACGTGGCACTATCTGGTACAGTTGATGGAGGCTTGACACCAGGACTTACTGTTCTTGCTGGACCATCTAAGCACTTCAAATCTGCCTTTTCTCTCCTTATGGCAGCAGCTTACATGAAGCAGTATCCAGATAGTGTTCTTCTTTTTTACGACTCGGAGTTTGGTACTCCTAAAGGATACTTTGAGGCATTTAACATAGATATGGAGCGAGTCATTCATACTCCTATCACGGACATTGAACAATTGAAGTTTGATGTTATGAAGCAGCTAAACGAAGTCAAGCGTGATGATAAGGTTGTTATTGTTATTGACTCTGTTGGCAACCTTGCTTCTAAGAAAGAAGTAGAAGATACGATGAACGAGAAGTCTGTTGCAGATATGTCTCGTGCAAAGTCACTCAAGTCACTCTTTCGTATGGTAACTCCTCACCTCACATTGAAAGACATTCCTCTTATTGTCGTCAATCATACGTATATGGAAATTGGATTATATCCAAAAGCCATTGTTGGTGGTGGTACAGGTATCTATTATTCAGCTGATACAATCTGGATTCTTGGACGTCAGCAAGATAAGGATGGTGGTGAGATCAATGGCTATCACTTTATTATTAATGTAGAGAAGTCTCGCTATGTTAAAGAAAAAGCAAAGATCCCAATCACAGTCTCCTATGACGGAGGTATCAAGAAGTGGTCTGGTCTTCTCGATCTGGCACTTGAAGGTGGTTATGTTGTTAAACCTTCTAATGGCTGGTATCAGCTTGTTGATCGTACTACTGGAGAAGTAAGTGGTCAAAAAATGAGGGCAGCTGATATCGAAGACAACGGTGCAGTATGGAAAGAGTTGTTCTCAAAGACAGATTTTGCTACATGGATCAAAAATAAATATACCCTTACAACGGGAAGTCTAGTAGCTAATGATGACTAATGAACAGATGGAGAGACGTATTGAGCGTCTTATGCTACCTGTTGAGACACAGATTATGATGTGTGACGATCAAAACGACCTACTGCTTCTTGCAGTAGGTATGTTACGTAAGACTATTCTTATACTTGATAATCAATATCAATCGGAAGCACGAAAGGCATTAATTGAGACATTTAATAAATGATTGAGAAAACAATACTATCACATTTAATCTATAACGAAGCGTATGCAAGAAAAGCATTACCTTTTCTTAAGGATGAATACTTTCAGAATCAACCTGACAAGGTTGTATATAAGTTGATAGCTGACTATGTACAAAAATATAACAATACTCCTACAAAGGAAGTATTATTTCTTGAATTGAATAATAAAGATGGTTTATCTGAAACCACGTTTAAAGACTCTAAACGTGCAATAGAAGACCTGCAGGTTGAAAATACTGACATACAATGGTTATTAGATAGTACAGAGAAGTTCTGTCAAGAGAAAGCAGTCTATAATGCAATCATGGCATCAATCAAAATCTTGGATGACAAGTCATCGATGGATAAGGGAAGTATACCAGTTCTTCTTAGCGATGCCCTTGGCGTTTCATTTGATGTCAGTGTTGGTCATGATTACTTTAATAACTCCGATAGTCGTTACGAGTTCTATCATCGCAGGGAAGAACATATTCCCTTTGACCTTGACTTCTTTAATAAGATTACTAAAGGCGGTCTCGTCAGAAAAACACTCAATATCGCTCTGGCAGGAACGGGTGTGGGTAAGTCTCTTTTTATGTGTCATTGTGCTTCTCATAATCTGGTGAGTGGTAAGAACGTACTCTATATCACAATGGAAATGTCAGAAGAGAAGATTGCAGAACGTATCGATGCTAATCTTCTCAATGTTACTGTAGATGAGTTAGGTGTTATGCCTAAGGATGTATATGATAAGAAGATCAACAGAGTTAAAGAGAAGACAGTAGGTAAACTAATCATTAAAGAGTATCCAACTGCATCAGCTGGATCGGCTAACTTCAGGCACCTAATCAATGAACTTAGAATTAAGCGCAATTTTACTCCCGATGTCATATATATTGACTATCTTAATATATGTAGTAGTAGCAGAATTCGTTCTGGTTCTAATGTTAACTCGTACACATACATTAAAGCTATCGCTGAGGAACTACGTGGTCTTGCCGTTGAGTTTAATGTCCCTATTGTTTCTGCTACACAGACTACCAGAAGCGGTTATGGCAATTCCGACGTTGAACTTACAGACACTGCTGAGTCCTTTGGCCTACCTGCTACTGCGGATTTGATGTTTGCATTGGTATCATCAGAAGAGTTTGAGAAGCTGAACCAGATCATGGTCAAGCAATTGAAGAATCGTTATAATGATCCAACAATGAATAAGAAATTTGTTGTTGGTATTGATAGAGCAAAAATGAGACTCTACAATACAGAGCAGTCAGCTCAAGATAATGTTATCGATGATACACCTGTGTTTGGTAACAAACCAAAGCCAGCATTAGATAATGAAAAGAAGAATCGTTTCAGTGAGCTGCTTGTATGATAGATGAAGACGAAGCATATGCAGAGTGGCTATCTGAATTGATCACTTCGTATTTTGCATCTCAGCTGCAATCGGGTCGATCTGTGATATATGAGTCAGAGATATGGCAGCTACTTGGTCAGGAAATGCCAGAGGGTAGAGAGAATCAAGCATTTAGGCTAAAGGAATACGTTGGAGATCCTTTGGTAGAGATCTCCAACGAAAATGTTATAGATTTTACGAAGTATAAAAAGAAATTACACTAGCTTGCTGAGATAGTGCTCAACAACACCAGGAGTGACACTCGCACTGACTTTCTTGCACTTACGAGCTCCCTCATAGCCTTTGTATCCAGTGAGAACAAATCCACCTGTGGAAAACAAGTTTGCATCCTCACCACCAATATACCTATGAGCCATGTCAACCATGAACTCACGAAGACCTTCTGCTGACATGATATTCAAGTTGCCACGAATTGAATCGTTAATCTTGAAAACAAGCTGAGAAGTCTTGTCAAAAGAGTAGTCATCAATTACGATGTCCATATTACTTCTCCTTTTCGTTAGCGAGAATCTGTTTCGAAATCGTATTACATACGACCATAACTGCAGTCCAGACTGTATAAGGGTCTTTGCTACCCTTAGCCAATTCTTCTGCATATTCAAATGCTTCTTGAACTGTCTCACGATCAGCAAACAGTCTATACCGAATTGATTCTGCAAGTTCTACGTTAGTCATATTACTTTCTCCCTACATATTCCATTACATAAGTTTCAGAACCATCTGGATGCTTATGGGACTTGATAATGACATATCCTTGTCCCTGAAGTTGACGAAGGCGTTTCACGCAGTAGCGTGGTTGACCTGTGAATGCTTTAATCATTTGTATCTCCATTCCTTATATTATTAATATCCGATATTTTAATAAAAAAGGCAACAATTAAATTTCCCTGTGATTTCAACAAGTTAGCAGATTTTTACTAACTACTTGATTTTACAGGGAAAAATAACTGTTGTCATTATTTCCAAAATCCCAGATATTATAAAAGTGAGCACTGAACAAAACAACCCCGAAACCTACACAAATTCTAACACATTGAAATCACAGGGAAAAATAACTGTTGACTTTTATTGGAATTTATGTATAATAGGGCTTGTAAGTTCAAATCTTACATTAACATTAACACACACAAACACACATCGTTTATATAAGGAAACTATACTATGACTAAGACAGAAATGGCTAAGAAGATTGTTGCTGACAATGCTAATGCTTCGCGTAAGGAGATCATCGCTTTGTTCATGTCACAACTTAACATGACTAAGGCTGGTGCTACGACTTATGCTTATAACCTGGCTAAGGGTGCTCCTAAGTCAGCACGTACCAAGGTCAAGGTTTCAGGTCCTGCCATCAAGGCAAAGAACCTGAACGTGATCAAGCAAGTAGCTGCAAAGCGTCCTGCTGCAAAGCGTTCTGCTGATGAAGCTTCCTTCAAGGCCAAGAAGGCTGAGATGCAAGCTGACATCGATCATCTCTTGGATGATGCACAAGCATACGTCAACTCGTTGACTAAGCCTGCTCGCAAGTTCATTGCAGGTGCAGAATAATAGCTAATACCTTGGGGAGGGGATTATTTTCCCTCCCCATGTAAAAAAATGTTGACTTTTTTTGATATATAGTATATGTTTGGTATAAATAAACCAAATGACTATTTTATGTCATTTTATGTTAACTACTAACTGGACTAACAAATGCATATTTCATCGTGTATGAAACAAACATATCGCCTACCATCTAGCGGACAGATTGCTCCGAATGCTGGCGTATGGTCAGAAGATGGAGTAAGCTCAGTGTAAATTAGAAGGTTTAAAGTCTAAGTACACTGAGCGGCCTAGGAAACTAGAGCCGCTTTTTTGTTGGTCCTTTTGTTGTTGACATTATTTTGTAAATTTGCTATATTGTTAATATCGGGTGTTGCGTACCGAGCATAAACGCAACCACAGTCTGGTACTTGAGCCAAATGGCCGAATAGGTGGTTTCCAGCTGATGTAGAAGAACAACGAAAGTTGTTTCTTCATGAACTCTATAGCCAGTTCTCGAGGCTGGTCCTTTGATAGGATAGAGGTCCGTGTGACCCTGAAGACGGTTCGAATCCGTTACGGTCTGATCAACCGATAGAGTTCTTGTAGAGATAATAGTTGTCTCTTCACGGATACATGGCATTGTTGTCAAGCCTGGATGGAATTTCCTACGTGGGCATTGTTGTCAAGCTGTGTATCTTTGTAGAGATAATTGTTGTTTCTTCATGGGTACATTTGTAGGAGCTAGAAACAGCGAAGAGCCACTTTCTAGCGACAAGGCTAAAGATCAAAACGGTCTTACTTACTTCTTAACGAGTAGCCGGTTAGGAGATGTATCCTTGAAGAGATAATAGTTGTTTCTTCATGGGTACATCAGAGCCCGAAGCGTGCGCGCATTACTATACGTAGAGGTAGGCTTCCCAGAATCGGTAATCAGCTGTAATAACGAGTGGTATTGGAAGTTAGATAGCTGGTGTATCCTTGTAGAGACAAAAAGTTTTTCGTGGTAGCTCAACGGTAGAGCTCTCGACTGTTAATCGAGCGGTTGTAGGTTCGAATCCTACCCACGGAGCCAATATTGGAAAGGTGTCCGAGTGGTTTATGGATCTGGTCTTGAAAACCAGCGTACTCGCAAGGGTACCGTGAGTTCGAATCTCACCCTTTCCGCCAATATTGTAGGGGTTGGAATCCCTATTAATCCCTCACTAATCGCTGTGCAATTGAGTGAGGATATAGCTAGTGGACGGCTGAGGTTCCATCTGCACAGACGTCTTAAGTCCTGAACCTGTCGACACGTTTGAAGATCGACTGCTGGGAATGAGTAACCCAGCTACGAAT